AGTAAAATTTTAAAATTAGTCTTGTTCATATAACTTTTATAAACATCCAAATACACCATATTGTCATTAGTACCCAACCTAGCATCATAATATAATCAAGGATACCTATGTCGTATTCATACGGTTTAATATAGGGTTTATTATTGACTGGATATTTGATTTTAGGCTTGAGATAAGTTACCTTCCACTTTTCATTATACGGAACTGCTTCCCTGTCAAGCGGGTCAATCACTGTGCCATGATTATCGCCCTCGATTAGTTGTAATATAACTTCTTCACCTACTTTAAAACTCGTAGGATGTTCTGGTTCTGCCATTACCAAATAATTGGCAATGTAGATTTTAGAATCATACCCTTGAATTGTAACTTTCACCTAGTAGTACCAGCGTTGATATCATTTTTAATTTTTGCAATAACCTGTTTGGCTTCTTTATATTCACTTGATTCTAACATATCATTCATCAACTCGTCAATCTTTTCCTGCAAATCAGGGTAAACTTGCGTCCAACGAATGGTATACAATTTTTTATCGTTCATTTTTTAACTCCAAAATGTTTATTCATGTCATATATAATAGCAAAAGGCTTTGGTTCTGATTTCCAAATTATACTTTCTACATCCTTCAAAATCAATTCAACAAACTTTTCTTTGTCAAAGTTCTGATAACTAACACCCCAACCATGTTCTTCAATTATGGTTGCTTGTTCAATAAGTTCTTTAATTCGTTCGTTCATCTTATGAATCCTGTATACATTTCAATGCATTTGGACTAACATTTGTTTTTGCCATTAGTTCAATTCTTCCTTTTTCAAGTGCAATTAAACATGCATCTTTGGTAGTGAACATACTTACCGGCACTAACACTTGCCCGTACTCAGCATTAATCAATGCAATAGTAATGTACACTAATGTCCACATTATTTGTCATCCCTAAATCTAACAAAGCGTGGAAAGCGCAGGCTGTATGTGCCATCACGATTTTGTGTAATTACATCACACAAGATTTCAGCAGTCCGACCAATGATATGATTGCTACTATTCCAATAGTCATCTCTATCACTATCGCTAAACCCACTACCAACATTGACGGATATATGTTTTCCGTCATCGTGTCCCTCGCAAACCAAAGCTCCGAGACGACCTTTATTTCTTCCAGTACCTTCTTCAACACCGATGACCTCCAAGTCTACCGTAATAGTGGGCTTCCACTTCATCCAATCTGTACTGCGTTTGCAGATATATGGGGCATCTAAATTTTTAATCATAATGCCTTCGAATCCTGCATTAACTTGATCCTTAGCATATCGTTCTAATTGATCCTTACCTGCCGCTGTATCCAAGTCAACCATGATGTGTGGCAACAACTCAACATTTGGCATGTCATCAATAATACTACGCATATCTTCTAAGATAGTAATGCGTTTGTGTAGTTGTGCATTCCAATGACCTTCACGGAAGGCTGCTACTGGTATAATGTCAAATACATTGAACACACTATCCTCTGCTTGTACATCAGTCTTGCGGCGTGCTTGTCGCATAAGTTCTTGGAATGTATTACCAATCACTTCACCATCCATTACAAAGCCCATGCTTAAGTTACTACTTGCGGCTTTATGTGTAAGTTTTACAAAGTTCTCACGCACTTGATTTTCAATATGACCAAAGTTGTCAAACTGTTTACCATTGCGACTGAAACAAATAGTGACAATATTGCCATCTTCATCTGGGATAGCTGTCAACAATACACGTACACCGTCAAGTTTAGGCTCAAGACGTTTGATGCCCTTCATCTCAGGACGACCTTCACTGTTAGTTGCTAGTTGACAACCAAAGATTGGTACTTCATATTCAGTACCTTTACAAATCTTGTTGATAGTTTTATCACTGATACCTGCTCGTAAGTCTCTACGCAACACCGGTGCTAAAAATGTGTTCCATTCTTCACTATCAAATCGTTCAGCCATGTTTTGTACAGCATCACGTGCCGCATGACCTGTCAACTTGCGTCGGCTAAGTTGATACATCAACGTATTGAATTCATCCCACGGATTTTCTGCGTCAACAATACCTACAGTATCGGGCACTTGACGAATACCAAATGTAACATAGGGATTATAACAGGCGTTAGTAAGGCCCAAGAAAATCTGACTAATGCGATTGCCTAGGACACTTGCCTCAAGCGCCTGTAAAATTACATCTTCTTTATGAAGGCGACTATCGCTCTCGTTTAATTTATTAATCCAACTTGCACTCATTCTTTTAATACCTTCCAAATAAATATTAAGTGGTACATTACTTAACCTGCTCTTGCACGATAAATTTTGTTTTCTCAACGCCGTTATCAAGCATTTTAGCAATGCCAGTAAAGCCTACTGTTGCTACTACAATACCGAAAACAAATGCAATAAGATGGCTCATAAAAACTCCTGTGTGAAAGAATGTATATAGTATACTATAACTAGGATATAATGTCAAACAACCTTTACCCGATTCAATTGGGTTAAGTTGTCACGATGGGCATGGGCTTTGACAGTACCGAAAAATTTATATGTCTTTCCAATTTCAACATTGTTGATGTGGTTGTAAGCAAAAAATACTGCCTGATCGTCACTAGTAATACCGGTTACATAGTTAGTATTCCACTTTTGACTATACATGGTCTTCAAGATTTCGATAGTAACATTAACCTTATCACCAACTCTACCTATGAATCCACCAGTAGCAAATTTAACTCGCTGGTCAACACCATCACGCTTAACACCGCGCTCATAGCAACTTGGCAAACTTGCCATAACTGCTACATCATAATTACTTTCAATGATATCACGATTGGCAATAAGCATTGCAGTGTTATCAAACTCACTCAATTTAATTCCTTTGAGAATTTTAAAAGTAAATGCTTGATAGTACTTGCGAACCGTTTTAGCCTGCTCACGATCCTCGTCAGTAATTTGTGTAGTGTCTGCCAACAATAACTCTACCAATTGGCGATTAGATTTTTGATCCATACTAGGATCAGATTCGGACAATATACTCAGTTTAACATACGCACCATTGACTCGTTGGGCCTGACAAGCCGCGGCCCAAACGTCATCGGCGTTAAAATTCAGTACAGGTTTCTGATATTTAGACATGTTTACTCCTTAAACCAAGCCAACTCTTTAGCAGGGTAGCGGATGGAACCTTCGTAGTCCAACTGGCTCTGCTCAAACTCTGTGAGGTAATCATCGGCTACGACACGGAAGTCGATGATGCTCTCGCGGAAATGATCGTTATAGCATTCAATCTGTCCACGTACAGCCATCATCACAGCAGTGGTATGGGCAGTGTTGCCACCTTTGAAATTCTTGACCACGTAGTCTGAGCCGCCTTTGGCTTTCCAGTATTGTGGGCACTCGTTCTTGCCGTCCCAATCATGGGCACCATAGTTCTCGTAAACCTGTGTAGTGATTAGTAGTTTAGCCATGATTACATGCTCCAAAAAGATTCGCTAGAGGGTGAACAGAAATACGGGGTGTCATACCGTTCCTTGTAAGTCTTACCAGTCATCATGTTGCGTTTGGTAACAAAAGTCTCATGGGGTTCTACAATAAAACCCAACTTAGTTTTAGCATCAATCACAGCCTTGATGTAGGCCCTAGTGACTGGGGCAAATTCTTCTTTTGAAACAAGACGCTTACCGCCTTTGACACGTTTGTCAGATTTGTACAGTTCCAATGTGTATTCAACTAGTGCAGACATTTCAGCTCCTTTAATCAATCAATACAAGTATTATATACCCAAAGTGATTTATTGTCAACCTTTTTATTCAGTCTGTTGTTTGACAAAATCCATAAGTTCACCATAAAATTCTTCGTATGCTTGTGCAACCTCAGTATCGAGGTCATCGTAAGTATCTCCTAATACTTGCATACAACGTAAGAGACCCGGTTGACCCATTTCACGGTGTGCGTCAGCGATAATTTGAAATGCACTTCTTGCCATTTGTTTTCCTTTTCTTTACTGTCTAAGACTCTATTATATACCCAAACCGATTTATTGTCAACCTTTGGGTAATGCAACATTAAGTATTACCTTTTATCACAGTATTCAAACAGGATCCACTTAGCACGATTCAGTGCTTGGCGAACATCTTCAATGACCATGAAATCATACGACCCGCCGTTGTCATAAGCAATCATTTCCTGACAATCGGACATGATGCTAGCGGCCATCATAGCAGGACCTGAATGACGAAAAGTAAGACTTTGTTCTACAGCCTCTTTCATCTCGGCTTCGGTGACTCCGTACATGCGAATGTCACGTTTTTGGCTTTCGCTCAGTGCATCATAAACTTGGGTCATTGATAGCTCCTTTAATGAATCAATACACGTAGTATAGCAGAGTATCCATTTATTGTCAAGTTTTGGACAAAAAAAAGCCCCGACTAGCGGAGCCTTTTTAGAACTAAAAGTATTACTTTTTCGTTGTAGTACTTTGATTTACAAAACTATACATTTTTTCCGCAGTTTCTAGGATTTGTTCTAGACCAGGAAAGACTGGCATTTCAACTGTATTGACTAGTTGACCTGTTTCAGAATCTTTTTTTGCACTTAGTTCCCAACCAGCAAATTTCATGCTGTACTCTTTTTCTACAAAATCTTTAGCCATTCCTAGGACATCGCTACGAATCTCGTACCCATTTTTGCTGAATTTTACTTCAGGCATTTTTGGTGTGTAATCTGACATGTTGTCTCCTGTGTTTGTATGTGAATTGTATAACTGTTAAGATTGAATGTCAATCTAGTTTGGGTTTATCTACCCTTGAGACCAGGATCGGATCTGTGTTTCTTAATAGCTTGAATGGCTTCTAAGATGCTGTTTAGTAGTTTTGCAAACATAATTATTCTGCTTTCTTACTTGCGGCTTTTTTGGCTACAGTTGGAAACTTCACAGTTTTGGTAACTTCGTCAAAGAATTGCTTGCTTGTAACGATTAAGCCAACTGATGTAACAAAGGACATCATTGCATCAACATGACGCTTTGTGTAATCTGCTTGGGAATCAACGAATGCATTCATTGCTTTAGCAATTCCTTCGTGTTGTACGAAAGTTGTTACGAATTGCTTTTTGGCTTCTTGGACCGCATCAATGGCGGCGTAATTGAAAGTGTTAAACATTTTTATCTCCTGTGTGTGTTTAAAAGTGAGTTTTTATACAGAACTCATAACTGCATTAATATTTATGCCTGTTTATCTGATTTATAGATTTCTCTATACTTTTTTAGAGCAAGCACTCTAGCAATCAGTAATCTATTCTCTGCGTATTCGGATATCGTATCATCTATAACTTCTTCTTCAACCAGTTTAACTTTACGATATCTGGTACATAGAGCCTCATCATCAAACAGTAGGAGATTTGGATCAGCCCCTTGTTTGATTAATGAGTATCTTATTGGATTACTTCTTAGGAGCTTCGGCTTTTTGATCCTTAGCGGGTGCGCTTTTGGGATCGGCTTTCTTTTCTGCCTCCTTGTCAGCTTTCTTCTTAGCCAATTTCATTTCGCCAGCTGGCGCTGCCGGTGTAGCTGGGGCAGTTGCTGCCGGTGCGGCCGCAGGGGCTTTTGCTGGTTCAGCGGCGAAAGCAGATACTGCAACTAGGGTAGCAATTAGAGTAGTGATTAGTTTCATTTTGTGTTCCTTTGAAGTTAATGAATTCGTAGATTTTTTGTCTACACATATATAACGCGGTAGCCTGTAAAAAAGTTTACATCAACCACCACGACCGGTGCGTCTTTGCACACTACTTCCACCGAAACCTTTTGTGTTAGGTTTTGGCCCTTGTTTCTTTGGCGCCTTACCTAATCCCGGGTGAAGTTCATTGTTATTCTTTTTGGCTTCATTAGCCATATTAATAAACGGGTTCTTGCTTTTCTTTTCTTCTGTCATTTTTTTACCTTTATTGAATGTAAGTAACTATCTATATCACCGTACAATTTAAGTAGCATAGATATTCTGCTATCATATAGCCTGATAAAAGGTTTGTGACCTTTATCACTTTTATTTACATCAATATAGTAGGGGCATTTGATTTTTTTGTCTAGGTCTAATATGAAGGCATACCAACTATATTTTTTAGACACTTGAAAGTCATGGTCGTAGTATTCAATTTTGGCAAATCTAAATTCCAAATCGCCGACTTGAGTAAGTCTTAATCCACCTCTAGGATTAAACCACCATTTTTTTATCGCTTCTTCATATGACCAAGCATTGCCAGTTGAATGGTCTAGTACAATCCTAGTTAGTTGTTCTTTGTACTTTACATTATTCATCTGGATAAACGCGGGTGCCGTTGTTCATAAACACCACCGTAAATTTATCAGTTTTGAATTGTGTATTCAGTTTACGGCATAGATTTCTTGCATGACCGGGGTTACTAAAACTTGTTTTTTTATATTTTGGAACAGCTTCACTATCTAAGTAATGTTGACTTTTTAAGTTGATAGGTTGGTTATCATAGAATACTGCCCATATACCTGCGGCTTCTACAATTTGGTCACATTTGTATGTTTCTTTATCAACTATTTCTAGTATTACTTTAGGTTGTGTTCTGCTCATTGTTTACCATTTGCCACCGGCCATTACGATAGTAACATCCTCAGTCTTATTAGTTTGACCTCTTTGGTCTAAAAGTAATACCATAATTTCGTCACGCATTTCTTTAGCATCAGTGATCGGGATTAATAATTCACGGGATTGGCGTGCCTCTGCACTAGCCACTTTGTCTATGAATTTTTTAATTTGACTCATCAACCGTATCACCCAATGGTAATGCAAACATCCTTACCATTTCACCACGGATATTAGCGCAATCCTGAGGGCTAATTGCTATGCCCGTAGATTTTAATTTACGTGCATTCTCTAATTTATTACGGAATTTAGCAAATGCACTGTTTTCTAAAACAGCAAGTACTTCTGCTTCTAATGCTGTGGCTTCATCTATAGTCATCATCATGGCCTCAGTTGTATTGCTCCCATTAAGTACTGCTACTTTATGGATAAAAGTAAGTGTATTTTCTAACATATTATATCCTTTGTATGTTATATATATTTATGCTAACAAAACCTCATCCTCTGTCTTAAAAGGACCTGTATAGTCATATCTTTGGACAAAAATGTACTTTGGACAGAAAATCTTTACATATTCCTCATTTTGTTTGATTCCGAACCATCCTGCAACATAATAACACTTGCTTTTTGGTGTTTTGGTAAATATATGTAGCTTCCGCTTTACATCATAAAAACTGTTGTAAATCCTATTACCACTAGTAGGATAGATAGCAAACGGAGGAACTGATTGCTTTTCTTGCTTACCTACCTTTTCAAACTCAATTTGTTTTGACTTTTCAATTGCTTTGGTACTACTGTACTTTTCAACAGTATTATCCATAATTACTTGATATTCACTTCCCTCTTGAATTACATTACCTACTTTTTTGTCACCATCGGTGACTACCCAATATTGATTTTTAATAATTGGTTTAGCGACTAGATTCATTGTTATGTTCCTTTGTTAATTCTGCTACAAACAAAAAATGTTCGTAGGCTTTTCTAACTGCTGGTACAGCTAATAGTTTCTCAGCTTCCACTGACATTGCCTTGACTGCTTCCTCACAGGCCTCTCTAGCACTGGGCCACTGCAATGCATGCCTTTCATTTCCAAATGCTTTGTTCAATGCTTTCCAGCAACGCAATTGTTCTTCTGTTAATTTTGTTTCTTTATTGGCAGCACGTATATCACTAGCCTTCATTAATGCCGAACTAATTGCATCTTCTGCTACACGACCAGCCGCAATCATTGGTGCATATGCAGGGTTTACATTGTACCGTGTGCTTTGCCCACCGGGATAGCATATTACAAGATGTGCCCCTGCAGGAAACGCATCCATAAGTGTTCGGTCGTACTCATACACTGGTACGTATCTACGACCTACTTTTTTATAAAAAATTGTTTTCTCGCTCATTTTGCTACCAAATTACCCTCGTATGGTTGATTCAACCAACGTGCATAGGTTTCAGCATTTTCTGAAAGTTTTATAAGTTCATACTTACCGCAGAACTTGAGAAAGTGTGCGCCCACTTGCGGAGTCATAGTTGTACGAACACCATTGCGAATACAATCGTCAACTGCTTGTTTAATATCATCGGGTTGTGCAGACAGATCAATCAAGGTACGATTCCGTTCATAATCATCTCTAACACGATGCTCAACATTGTCATGGTCCAGCCAGCGGGTCAACATCATCGTGTTCCACGAAAATCCTTGCTTATGTCTATCAGCATACGCTTCCATGAGCCCTACTTTATTTTTGCTACCCTTTTCACGCACACCTGGATATGCTGAAAAAATATTGTCACTACTATCACCCCGCATACATTTCAGGAATAATAAGTATTGCGGATCACCTAACAATTTAGGTTGTTTAGTTTTCTTATCTAGAACCGGCTTACCTGAATCTTTTAAATATCCGCCGAGTGTTACAAGTTCATTTGCAACACCCGAATATCTTGAAACTTTTTCGGTAATTAATTGATCAAAATCTGTATCTGTCGAAATTATATAGTGTGTATCTTCTGGATGCAGATGGATGAAGCGGGCAATCAAATCGTCAGCTTCTGCTTGTGGATACCTTAGCACGGACACATTAGTTTTTTCCTTGAAAAATGTTGTCAGAGATTCATACGTGCTCCAAAACATGGCTGATTCTTCAGCCTCAGCCTCAGTAACTGATTGTGCATCAACTACACGATTCTTTTTGTAAGGTGCATACAAATTTTTTCGAAACGATCTACCTTCTAAGCAGACCACAACGTGATCGATTCCGTATTTGCGGACAGCTTGATTGACACTGGTTAGTGTAATGTGTAAGGCTTGTGCAACCTTTTCTTCTGAAGTAGTGCCACGTGATGCAACGTGTCTAGCACGGAAGAAGGTATTTGCGGTGTCGATGAGGGCGTAACGTTTTGTCATGTGTGTATTATATGCTACTATTTAGATTTTGTCAACAATAGGCTGCCCATTTACATATCTAGTCAAGTAGTCTTTGTGTAAAAAAGTTTTAATACGATGTACGTTAGAACAAACCCCAACTCTATTTTCTACTGAGTTATTGTTGCGGTTACTATCTTTATGCTCACCGTCAATCATGTTACATTGTCCAGTTAAAAATGTCTCAAACTCTACATCACCGTAATTTTGACAATAAACTGCATAATGATTCATTAAACAATTAGGTAATCCATTTGTTCCAGTAGGACACCCTGTACAATACTCAGATTTAATATAGTCATCAAATTTGCGATTAGTACGAATACTACTTCCAAATTGCTCAGTCTTGTAATAACCTGTTTTCAAGTTATCCAAGAAATAACCAAGTCCTTTCTCAACAGTCCACTTACCGTCACTGTATGCCTTGACAACTTTTTCAGATAACAATGTACTTTCGGTCAATACAATACACACAGCACTACTCATATAAACATAAAGCAAACACAAGAAATACTTTTGTTGATAATCAATAGGCAGACCGTAAATGTAGTTACGTGCATCTTCGTGATTACGGAAGTATGGCAAACGACTTGTACGTGCATAGAATTGAACCCAATTATTCTCAACTAATTGTTGACTAGGGTTACGAACAACACCTGAGACTGCCAAGCGAGGCAAGTTAGCACCCATTAAGAATTTGTTGAGAACAACAAACATAGTTGGACGATTTTCTTTTTCTGGACTGTTAGCCTTTTTAATAGCATCAAGTGTATTCTTGGTGTATACACCGTCATACTCTAGTGTATCAATCAAATCAACTAAGTCCCAATCTTCTGCTGTACAATCATTACGAACTGTAGTTTCCAAGTTATCCCAAGTCTTTGCTCGGTCCTCTTTGGCGTTAACTGCACCTACACGAATGGCAACTGCTGGCATCATCTTGCGAATAGGACTGTTTGAAGTAACTAGGTCCCATGTTTCTTGTGTGATTGCATTTTGCAAATCTTTAATCACGCCTACGTGATTCTTATACCAAGAAAAAATAGTACTATAACTGTTGTCTAATGTTGATGGCAAGAAATGCACAAACGGCATCTTCAATGGGTCAACCTGCATCACTGGTAATCGATAGTACGTCATGCCACCATGATAGGTCACACCTGTTTGGCTGACAGTTGGTGTAGCGGTAAACTGAATCACCAACGAACCATCTTTACGCATTGCTTCAAGATTTTTGAATGTTGTCAGCTTTGCTTGATTGTTCTTCGCACCAGTAGAAATCTTCATGTCATCAGGATGAGGTACACCGGTTGCATAATGTGCTTCGTCATTAATGATACAATCAAACTTGATATTTAAATTTTTGTAAATCTTATTGTGATTTTTGTTAAACCACGCATTAGTGACAACCAAAACGTTAACATCGCCTTTAAGGCTTTTCTTGCCATTTGTTACATCTAACAAATCTTTTTCTTCATAGACACAAACAGTAAGACCGTCGATAGTTTTATAGTCTAAGTTTTCTAACGTTTCCCAAATGTCATCACGCACCTCGCGAGGTGGTGCAATAATTAGATAGTTACGTAATGGCTTGACACCTGAAATTTGTAAACGAACAAGACTAGGAATCAAATAGTTACTAATCACAAAAGTCTTGCCTGCATTTGTGTTTGCAACATTCAACAGCATGTGAGGGTTGCCTGTAGTAAGCATCAACTCAGCATAATTCAAAATATTATCATGTAGAAATTCACGTTGGTCTTTATCCATCGGATATTTACAAGTGAATTCGCGGTTAGTTTTCATAAGCATATTGGCTCTTACTTAGTAGTCAAAGAAGTACGTAGTATACACGACTATGGATATATTGTCAACCTTTTTAAAAAGAATACTTTTATATTAAGATGCAATAACTTCGTCCCATGAACATTGATACTTGTCCCACCATCTACCGGTTGGTTGAAAAGTACTGAACGTAATTTTTATATTTTGTCCTTTTACTTTAGAATGTGCCTTGTATGGTATTTTCATAAAAAATAATTTATGATATTTGTCACCTCGATAACACAAACAAACTCGCAATGTTCCTATTTTGTTTTCAATTCCAATAGTAGCTTGTCGTTGGTCGGCTTTCTGATATCGACCAGCAAGTGCAAATTTAGCATCAGTTCCATCTTTGAAGTCCATACCTTTTTGATTGCGTTTTTCGCAAATCATTGTATGTGACATGTGTTTAGCTAACACCTGTTCCCAAAAATAACCGGAACTGTTTTGGTCTTCAAATAGTTTCTTCATTTCATGTTCCTGTATTACAGGGATCTGATATAAATCATTCACTAATTCATGTAAAAATTTAGGATTGAATTTTGATTTTACATCATCTGAAAAAAAATCAAGTTGTTCCATTAACTTACTTCCGTTCGCCCGTTACCCAAATCACGTTTCTGAACTGGTCTAACATCACGGTTCAAGGGATCTGCAACTACCTGCTCGTATACTTCTAAAGCAATATTCCTACAAATTTGACTAAACCAGCGATTGACCAAATCAATATCAGTATCAGAATCTTTGTATTTGTAACCAGCACGAACCAAATTCAAAATGAACTTATCGTTCCAGTCTAATTCAAATGCACCACTGTTGATATCATTAGGATCAATATCCATGCTCAGTATGTTGATGTAAGGTTCCCCTGCTTGTGTAGCTTTTTCTTTAGCAGACAATTCTTGTACTGGCTTCTTTACCTTAGGTTTGCGAGGTTTCTTTACCTTAGGTATTTTTGGAGTTGTCGTTGGCTCAGGTAAAGCCTGATCAGGCTCTACTACCTGTTCTACTGGCTTCTTTTTAAATCTATCAAATATACCCATTTTCTTTTGCTTTCTCGTATAATTTAAAGCTGGCAAGATTCTTTGCCTTCGATTCGCACATTATATCAAAGTTATCTAAGAATGTCAATGCCCAATCGTTTACTGCGTCATTCCAATAGAAGTCACTATGGGCACGTAGTTTTTGTTTATTATGTCCACTCTCTATCAACGGAATAAGAGCGGGGCGACATGATCTGGAATGGCCTGTAAGTACATCATCACGACTGACGGAATAATGCATAGTAGGCCGATTCCCCCTCCAACTATCAATGACCATTTTAACGCGGTCATCGTTCGGGTCAATATATTCTCCACTGTTAACCCAGTGATGATGGATGTCCAATACGATTGGAACCAAATCTGCAATTTCAAGAACTGTGTGTAAACCATGTGTAATTTCCTCGTTTTCGATTGTAAGTGTGTTTCTCGCTTCCGGCGAGAGTCTCTCATAGGCTTTTCTGATACCATCGGGCCCAGCACGACCAGAGATATGTACATTGATTTTAATGTCTTGAAATTTCTGACCATATCCCATCCAGCGAGCCATGTCACAATGATATTCAAATTCTTCTATACTCTTATTTACTACTTCTGGACGATCACTTGCTAATACTACAAATTGATCTGGGTGAAAACTTAGTCGGACATTGTTCTCTCTAGCAGTCTTGCCCAATGGGGCAAACCAATGTTGAAGTTGATTTTGAACATCAGTTGATTTCCAGAACTCAGTGTAATTTTCATGTGTGTAGAAACTTAGCATGTCACTAGTGACACGTAACATACGTAATGGTTCGGGTAGACTTGCTACCTTTTTAATCAACGCATGAGTATTAAGAATGTTTTTCTTAGCAACATCGATAATCTTTTCTTCCACAAGATTACGCTTGTTGCGATTGGCCCATGCCATAGTAGTACCACCAGTGTTAAGTCCTTCAACACTAGCAATCTCACCCTTCTTGTTGATTTCGGCGAATTTACACGCAAAGCCGATGCGTTTAGTAGGAGTAGTCATGTTTGAGAGTATATCAGACAATTGATTATTTGTCAACTTTCAGTAAATCCTCTAAATTATATATCTTTTTCATATAGGAACTAGGGTTGCCCAAAACGCTTACGGGTAAATCACCCTGTCTACGTGGTCCTATTTTAGTCAACAAGTCAATATTTTGGATATTATTGACTTGTCTAAACATAGACACTATTTCACCAACTGTATGTCCTACTCCATGTCCTAAGCATTCCATACTGTTAGCAGGTTTTTCAATCGCTAGTTTCAATGCTTCGCATATTTCCATAACATGAACATAGTCACGCACACAAGTACCATCTTTGGTATCATAGTCGTTACCAAATATAGTAAATTCTTTAGTACGCATAGCACGAATCAAATTGTAAAACAGTCCATCTGGATTTGTAGGTTCTACTACTGTACTCCCGATCACATTGTAGAATCTAAAAATAGTGTAGGGTACATTATTTTTTGTACAGTATTCACGTATACAATCTTCGGCTGCTTTCTTACTGGTGCCATATGCACTTTGACAATACTCTGCGGCACCAGTACTTGCAAATATAAAATTCTTTGTTTTGATTCCATTTAATACATTGAGAGTTCCTGTTAGATTGGTCATATAATAGTTACTAGGCATCTTCTCACTCTCACCCACATTTACTAATGCAGCCAAATGTATTACTGTATCATACTCTCCTTGAAGGTAATGCATAGTTCTGATATCACAATTAATAAAATGTTTAATATCTACTCTGGGGTTCATTGTGTCTAACCCATATAACTCATAAGTATCCTCTAACAATTTAGTTAGATGACTACCAATGTAGCCTGAGTTACCTGTGATTAAAATTTTCTTCATATAAATTCAAATAGACTTACGCCTACTTCCTCTTCTTTTGGTTTAAAACTTGGGTCTTTACTTAGATAAGAATTATCATCAGTATACCATACATTGATAAATTTGTACCTGTTTGCTAATACTGATTCAAAATCTTCACGTGCCAAGTGACTACGTTTTAACTCTTTGATGTAATCGCTATACTTAACAGTTTCGTATGTGTTAATTTTTGCGGCATTTGTGTTACTACGCTTACCATTAAATTTATCTAAGAAATTGATCCATTGTTCTGCCACATCGTTATCTAATTTTTGTATATAAGCCATTGCATCTTTATGTTGCATAGTGCCATATAATTCTTTAATTTTTGTAGCGGCATCTTTGATGTTAACTTTGTGGAAGAAACGACTATCAAAGTTATCTGACCAATCTTGTGTATCTAACACAACACATGGCATGTGACTCACACATTCTAAGAATGCAAATGGATAGTTCTCTCGTAAACTTGGCATAAAAAATACACTAGAACTTCCTATAAACTCTACCTTTTCTTCACCTGTAATTCCTGCTTTGATTTCATAATCAGTAATTCCTGCGTCACTAAATGCTTTTTCAAATTTCTTAGCACCATTACTGTTAGTCATTACCTTACATGGTAATTTACATTCTTTCATTACACGAATATATGCTTCGGGATTCTTACCTTCTTCCCATCTACCGATAAACAATACTCCATTACCTGTGATAGGTACTTCTTCAAGTAAACCACGCTCACTCATTGGCATGGGCAATTGAACACAATTAGTTGCACCATGTTTAGTTAACTCGTTGATGTTCTTTTGACTTTGCGTACCGATAATGATATCAGTAAACTCCATATGCTTATTATAGAAGTTATGATAACTATCCAAGAACACATCACTACCTTGGCTTTCACGGAAAATCATGCTATGTAAATGCGTATAGAATACAACAGGAATATACTTGTTAACAGTCATAGCATACGCCGCAGTCATTGCTTCCTGCGTATTACACACAATCATATCATAGATATTTGTTTCAAATGCCTTTAACAATGATTTGCGAAAGTTTATAATCTTCTCAAAGTTGATTGTATCACTAAATGCAAATGTACCTGTATGGTCTGTATACTTAAGCGGATCAGTTGGGTAAATAATATTTGCACCTAACCCACTAATTAAATCGCTAAATAAATTAGTAGGTGCTTTGTCTAAGATGATATCAACTTTCCAATTGATACGCCCGCACATCTCAGTGAAGCCTTTAGCAAATGAGCCAATGCCACCATGTGGGATAAAGTGTTGGTCGCTAATTAAAAATGCAATTCGTTTATTATATAATTTCATTGTTTTAGTTTCCAAATTAAATGTTCATGTTTGTGATGCCAACGATGCTCTATAATTGAATCACCCGGCCCTGTTAATACACTAGTTCCTCGATAAGCATACTCTAGCCACATTTTTCTACCTGTTATATAGCACTGAGTTGGCCACCACACAAATTTAAATTCCCATCCAACGCAACGGCGATAAAACCAATCGTCTTTACCTATACTTGGATTTGAATATGTTATACCCATCAATTTAGACCCCACTTTACTTTCAACCAAATACGCTCATGTATGTAATAATCAATACTGAGTAGTATATGAAGTGCTGTTGCAAATCCAGTAGCATTAGTAATGTCACCTGTAAACATATATGTCCATAATATAGTAAATAGCCATGCTGTGATCCTATACGTTAGCATTCTAACTAGTGTTCTTTTCTTTGTTTCCATTAAGTTCCCCATTCGTTTTTGAACAATGGGACTTGGAGTCTGTCACTGTATCGCCAGCCTTTTTGCATTGCGAGTTCCGCCACATTTCTATTATTAAGATTGTACACCCGCTCAACCCCACCGCATGGCATAAGATACACAGGACCACGAAAAGCCCTCTTACGATATTCATTGACTGCTTCCTCTGCCTCTTCGGCATCTTCTTTTGTAGCAATCACAAACTTAAGATATACAAATCCTACTTCACCGTAATCATGTATGACCTCTGACTTAATTGCATCTCCCCAACCCTCACCACTGATACTAAGTTTTGGACTTACACTAAATGTAATACAATTCTTTTCTCTGTTTCTTTTCCAATCACCTAGGTAGTTTTTAACTTCTGGGTATAACATTTGTGTACCGTTTGTCTCAAATGTTAGTTCTTTGAGTGGTCTCATTTTTTCGTGCGAAAGTAATTCTGGATATGATTTTTGCCATCCGAGAAGAGGTTCGCCACCGGTGATAACAAGATGCTCATCCAACCAACGACCATGAGGGAGTACATCAATAATGCTACTAATAATATCACTGGTAGTGCGATAAGGACTAAGATGCCTGAAACGAGGGTCCCAAGATGCATAACTATCGCATCCAGTGCTGACAAGTGGTAAGGATTTATAATCCGTATAATCTTCTGCTTTAATCGCAATAATGTTTCTCTCATTAGTCTTTTCCCCCTTTGGCATACCAAAGCCGTCACATTTGAAGTTACACCCAAATGTTCTTAGAAAGACGCTAGGTACACCCATATAGCGACCTTCGCCCTGTATACTATAAAATAATTCTGATATTTTAATATCTGTCATGTTTCACCCAAAATTCAAGTGCCTTTGCAGGATAAATTTGTACAGACCCTTTTTCAGTATCACTTTCAACAGCATAACCCTCAGGAGTTAACTCAGTTGAATATGTACCAACAACAATACCGTGCCATTGTGACCCGGAAACTTTCTTAACTAAATCACCTAATTTAAATTTCATATCTTTCACCAATGATGTATTACACCTGCAACAATAAAAAAGTTTGTGATAACGTATATTAACACAATTAAAGTACGAATGCAAGCAATACGGTCAGCTTCCTGATCCGTATTACCTGCTTTCTCTCCCAGGGCTTTTGCCCATATCCGCCAAATATTAGTTACTACTCTTAACAATGTTTTCTTCATCACTTGCCAATTTCTTTTGCAACTGACTTAACAATAAACCATAAGCGGGTAGAATAACTAACAAACTTACAAGTACTTTACTAATTGAATTGTTGGTTGCAACAATGTGCCAGTTAGCAGCCATAAACTCATTTGCGCCGCCTGCAAATGCAGTACCAAAGAATACATAAGTATCAAGGAAAGTTGATACTACTGCACTAATAGCAGGAGCATACCACCACGTTGCGTATTTTTCTCTAATATATTGGAATACATAAACATCAAGTAAGTTACTTAACAAATAAGCAACGCCTGATCCTAAACCAATCCGAAACGCTACTGAATCAGGCGCACCGCCCATTTTAACAACAATCATTGATACAATGATAGCTGGAATGAATGCTAATGCAATAACTGCACGGCCAGTTTGTTTACCTAGCAACCGAACAGTTAAGTCAGTAAGTACAACTACTAATGGGAAAGTAAAAGCAGCCCATGCAAGTGGCGCGCCGAACACTTCAAATTTAAATTGTACAATATAATTGCTAATTGCAATAATAATAATGTGGGCTAGCATTAGCTTAACTGCTAATACTCTATCCACTCCGTTTAAAATTTTGTCTAACATAATTTTCTCCTTTTTAATTAAACAAGTCCTCATTCCATTCACGATGTCCTTCACGACAAGCCATGTTACTTTGAGTTTCACGGACTTCTACACGATAACACCATAAACGCTCTGCCTCACCCGGTCCCCATAAGTCCGGTATGTAAACTCCATTAACATACTTGTAGAGCATGTCCGCTAAACCTTCACAACCTAATCTAGGAAGAATAGTAAGTTTAGCCATATTTCTTTGTTCTAGTAATTTGTATGTTTCTAGTTCAGGATCATCTTCTGCAACTAGTAATGTATGGTCAAATTGACTTTCTAAAGTTTTCTTTAATTCTTTTAGCCCACCGTAATCTGCCGCCCAATTACGAACATCTAAGTGGTCTGTACCAAAATAAAATTTCATACTGAAACTATAACCATGAATCATATTGCAATGACTGTCTGCACGCCATTGTCTGTATGCACACGGAAATGCATCGTGATACTCTTTAGTTGACGTATATTTGTATTGTTTCGATGAACGCCATGGGTTTGAGTCAAAACCAAGTTGATTTAAGTTTGCCATATTTTTCTCCTATGTTAATTATAGCATAGGCAGCAGAATTTGTAAAGCGGGATGATGACCGTAGACCGCTATTCTTATTTACCTTTTTTGGCTTCAGCCTCAAATACTCGTTTACGCAAACTAGTAGAACTGAAACTATGGTCACGACCATTAAAAACAATTCCTATTCCACGCTGGTAACATGCCGCATCACCCGAGAATTGTTTACCTTCATACTCAATACCCAGTATACGTACATTAAGAGGTAATATCAATAACAAATCAACTAAGTCTTGTTCAGTTTGATAAACTACAACTTCATCTACATAACGACATGCACTTAATTGTATTTGTCGTTCTACAATACTTTGAATGGGCTTATTTTTTGTATCAGGTCTATCAATCGTTGGATCAGTTTGTAGGCCTGCAATTAGATAATCACAATGATTCTTTGCCTCACTAAGCATTGCAATATGTCCTGCATGTAGCATATCAAAGGTACTAAAGGTTATACCTATCTTTTTGCCATTTTTATTAAGTTTTTTAATTTTATTGAATATCATTTTTGCAATGTTCTCCACATAACTTTTTGCTCATGTTCTTTAAGAAACTCATCTTCACCTGAAAATGTAGGTGCATCTTTCATTATAGCATCTAACATCCATTTCAATTTATATAAATCTTTTTTAATTTCAAATGTGGTGAATCCGTCATTGTACGGACTATTCAACTCTACCCCACTCATATAGATTTGATGACTAACACTATTATAATCCATTGGTTTTCTAAATCCCATTATTTAAACTCCTAATTCTACGCCATATAACATCAAATGTATTTGGATTCAACATAACTTCCCATCCTTTTGGAATTACTTCAGGAAAAAAATGTATCTTACCGTTGCTGTGTTTATACCATTTCATTCTTGTTTCCTTTGCGGATAATAGTAGTGACAGTCACTCCGACTACCATACCAGTCTCCAGCCATTCCACCTAAGTATTGTAAAGTTGATTTGGCTCGTTCTTCACTGCCGGGACACATACCCACAACCCATGGTGTTATTTTCCTAGCACGAATATATTGTTTGAGGTAGTGTACGCTTTGTTCACGTGCCCACATTATCAACTCCAAAGTGGTCTTTAGTCTTATCTATCATTCGGCGAAAATGCACTATCTTACCTTCATGCCACCTGCGGTCAAAATCATTGCATGATGTAGTCTTATATTTCTCCAACATAGCAATCTCATATTCAAGTAAGCCAATGAATTCTGTTGTCATCAACTCGGCGAACTTTTTACATTCAGGCATATCCCAATGACCGATGCCAAACATATCTTTTTCATAGCCAGCCAGTTCAACAAGTTTTTGAATTCGTTCGTTCATTTTTGTCTTGCAATTTGATAGAATTCTGCACGGGCTGCTGGATCAGTTTTAAATCCACCACCTAAACGTGTAGTAACTGTACTACTACCAGTATCTTCTACACCACGACTCTTAACACAATAATGTTGTGCGTCAATCATAACTGCAACATCTTCCGTGTCCAGAATATATTGTAATGTATGAAAGATTTGTTCAGTCAATCGTTCTTGGATTTGTGGACGCTTACTAAAGTATTCTACAATGCGATTGATCTTGCTTAAACCAAGTACTCTGTCTTTGGGAACATATGCCACAGTAGCAAGCCCATCAATGATTACAAAGTGATGTTCACAATTACTCTGTACGTTAACATTACGTTCACATACCATTTCGTTGTATTTCATTTTATTGTCAACAGTAGTACATTTAGGGAATGCTTCGTAATCTAAACCCCAGAAAATTTCGTTTACGGTCATTTTTGCCCAACGCTTAGGTGTTTCTTCTAAGCTATCATCAGATAAATCAAGACCCAAAGTCTCCATGATAGCTTTAAAGTGATTTTCAATGATATCAATTTTATCTTTGCGGTCTATATTGTTAGGTTTAATAGGGGTTTCAACTCCCATTTTAACTAAATGTTCGTGTACTTTTAATCCTAATTCAGGATTTGTTTTTGTCTTATTGTAACTCATAGATAACCCTCCGTTGTGAGTGTTTTGTTTTGACATTGTGCAACCTTTATGTTGCACAAGTATTTATGCTTGAGTAGAAGTGTTTTGAATTTCTTCCAATGCATTATCATACCCACGCTGATAATCATCAGCGTCGGCCTCTGCATCTTCAATATCAGAATATGGATTGACAAATTTTTCTTTTGCAATTGCAGAATCATATCCTTGTTTATAAGGAGCTTCTGCGTATAGTTCAATTTTCTTTTTTGCCATGATTAAGCCTTTGCTTCTTTACGTGCAGTCTTTTCAGCAGTAATTTCATTACGGCGTGCTTTAACTGCTTTAGCCAACTCTGCTAATGCTTTACGGGCACGGGTGCCAGCGGCTGCATTACCTTTGTTAAACTTTTCATTCTCGGCATTGTATGCTGCCAAACTTGTTTCGATATCATTATGTGCGTTCATTTTTTCTTTCCTTTTTTGAGTTTAATTTCTACTGAGGCAATTGCCTCTTGCACTTCTTTCATCAAAGCATCATCATCCCACTCTAGTTTTGTAGAACCATTTGGGTATTTTGTCACAGTTAGATGACTTCCTTTAATGACTACAGGTTCTAAATCGTAATATTCTTCCTTCATTACAACCTGGTCGTCAAACTGTTCTGCGTCAGTTTTTTTCTTTTTACGTGTTGCCATATTTGCTTTCTCTAGTATGTTTGCGATAATCAGTTGACATACGCAACCAATGTTCACCTTTGCCTTCCATGATATCACAAATCCTATCGATAGTACCATGAGTCCAATCACTGATCTTACCCATATTGTCACTTGGCTTATCCAATAGTTTTTCTAGCTTGTCTAGGGCATCTTCTATTGACCAAGGAACATAAAGTCTGGTATGGTCATTAGAAAAAGTCTCAGGGAAAGACCTATAAGCAGGGTATAAAACATTACACCCAAGAGTATCTGCTTCACTGACTGTGTTGGAAACCCAATCTTGAAGGGCGCAATTAAACACGACACGACTATCATTAACGATATCATAGTAAGCATTTTTATTCAAATCCTCATTAATAATTAATAGACCCTTTGCTTGCAAGTCATATGTACGTTGCATATAGCTTTGATTGTTACTACGTAGTTTAGCACCACTGCATATACAAAACTCTACGGGGCTGCCCGGGTGACGTTTATGCCATGCTTCAATAACATCCATATAGAAATCAGGTTGTTTTTCTTGATCCCATCTTGCACTAAACACCACACGTGGCTTGCGCTTATTCCAAGATAAAATCTTATTACCAACTCGTTCTTTAACTTCTTCTTTACTAAACGCAAGACCTGATATATTATAAATTGGGGCTTCCCAGCCTGCAATCTTCATGTGCATTACCATTTCTTCGTTACTAGCTAGAACGCCGTCTACAAACGAATCAACCATTTTTTCATAATGACCCATAAATTTAGACATACCCCATACATGAACAAAATCATCAGGATCAATGGACTGAGCAAGACAGCGAACATAAATCCGAGGCCTGTTAGCTTTGTCGATTTGTTTAAGAATATAGGGTAAAGATTCAATGCCTGGCTGAAACATATCTTCAAAGTAGATAACATCTTCATCGTTAAGAAGTCCTTCTTTCATCCACTTGATTAGTGTCATTAGTTGTGACATACCAAAGTATGTACGACCATGTGCATCTAATACTTGACCGGTTACAATAGATTGATCGGCAGTCAACGTATCACCAGGGACTACTGTATAGTCAATTCCTCTACGTTTGAACACACGTTCATTCCACTCTGTTAATTGCAGAGTGTATCTTGCTTTATATGGCTCAAGGCCCATATAATATAAGGTTCTCATTTGCTATCTTCTGACCAAGAATTCTTGGGATACTTTCCTGCTAGTTGTTTTTGATGTTGACGATATGCAAAACTACGCATATCATAGAGAGTTGCCTCATCAAACTTATACCCGAAGTCTACACAGAATTCTTTGTATTTTTCCAAGTCATCAAAGATTTGATGTACACGGGGATTAGATTGAAATGTTGGTTTTGCCATTTTGATTTCCTTTAAATAGCGGTTGAAAGATAAGGTCTAATTGTATTGTAATAAGTCGTAGCACCGTTCTCACCGTCTTCGGAGACTGTGATTTCAATGTTACGATCTGGATATCTAGTAGCGATTTGCAAATACAAATCATCACTAATCATTTCACAACTTTTGTAATTCAATTCAAGTGTGCCGCCTTTATAGAGATTCTCTAACCAGCGTTTGAATTGAATAAACTCAATATCCCTGTCATCGTGAAATACTTCAATCGCCACATTAAAGTGAAAAATGTGACGATGTGGAGTTCCTAGAAAGCTAATATCATATTCATCACCCGTTGCGAGTGCTGGATCTGTTGCTGCCGCTGGGTATAAATGAATACCCTCTTTTTGAAATGTTACGAAAATCATACGTTTGGCATGATGTTTAATTCGTTGACGCTTTTCGAATTCTGCTTGTTCTCTTTGAATATCCATTTTAAAATTCCTTATGCAAATGAAAATAGTTCGTTAAATTTAGTTAATGCATTTACAGTCTTTTTACCACTCATACCTTGACTACCTGATTGCATTTGCATCCAGAGGCTATTGTACTGTTCAATGACCCGATGACTGTCTTGCCTAGTTTTCTGCGAGAATACCTCGTTAACTACATCACGGAATGTAGTATTACTATTTTTTTGTATAATCATACTGGGCATAATACCTTGTTCATATCTTCGATTAGCCTCTTGTACTGCCACAATATGTTGATATACATTGTGACTTTGTAATAATGTATAACTCAATGTATCCCAGCTAGTTTTTGTTTCTTTACCGTGTTGACCAATGAAGCCTTGTCCTCGATAGCACAAGTCCTTCATCAGTAGTTTATCAGTTACTGGACTGTCTGTAAAGACTTTATGGATGCCGTCAGCCAAAACACCATCGCTAAATTTGCGATTGTCTGTCGCATAGTCTTTATTCTCGGCAGTCTTTTCCATACTGTATGACCATTTTTTATTATGTTCAATACTGTTATTAAAATATGCTAGACCTTTAGCCGCACTAAAGAATGGGCTTGCACAATCAAATGTGATTTGTAGTTTTGGATTGTGATACTTACGAATAGCTTTCTGGATATCAGTAAACAATACTGCATATTCTAAAATTGATACACCCAAACAGTGAATCAAGTCATGCTTACCTTCTTGTAGTAGTCCATCATAAATGATATCAACCATTCTACGCAACGTCAAATGAATATCAATCTTTGTTTGTCCCCCGAATGCCCAGCCATTAAAATGAGTGTCAGGATAGATGTTTGGATCGCAATACTTTTTCATTTCGTCATACCATTTATCACTATCAGTATGAGTACGACCTTGTAATACATTTAGAAACTTACATTTACCAGAACGATTGTTAATAAAATATTCGTTATTGATATGAGTAGCAACAATAGCATCGTCAACATCTCTAATGCCGTGTACACTATTACCTTGCTTATCCTTAAGATGAAAGGTTGTTTCAGATTGACTTGGTATATCTAAACACATGCCATAGTTCATGTATGTGTCCATCCACTTCAATACTATCTTACGTTTTTCCATTGCTTTAGGACAATTAGGATTCTTCCAGTCAGCAGGCCATTGACCTTTTAGAATCTGAAATCCACCTGAGTCACCCAACATGAATGTATGCGGGTCACGTTCACGAATAATACTTTCTGAGTTATCATTTACAGTTGTATCTAAGTTTGCATGACCAGCACTATACAAACCCCATTCATAATAATATAGACCTTCTTTTTTATTAAGAAAGTTAAGTTTCTCTACATCATTGTTAAATCCTGCGGGTATACGATTAGTGTCAAAGTAAGATTCACCCTTACGTTGTTTACCTAAGCCACTAATATAGAAACTACTAACTGCAGGTAAGAACAATGCCCACTCAGGGTTATGTTGATTAGATAAGTTTGATTGTTCCATTAAACTGTTTCTTCTTTTTTGATAAGTGTTGCTATCATTTTAGCCTGATGTTGCTTTTCTTTGATTTGACTTACAAGGTCATTAATAGTAGGATTCGTTTTAGCAAGAGTTTCAAATTCTAATTCCTCGTCACGCTTCTTACGTGCCCAATGTATAATTTCCAGTATATCTTGATCTAAAGTCACTGTAGCGTAACTGCTGGGTAGCTGTTGCCAACCTGTGCCATTAAACACTTCTAGTTCTGCATTGTTAACACGTATCATACCCTGGATAGGATTATTAGCATTGGGATTAATATAAGGTAAGGCAGTATTACCCCCGCTTACCGTGACTCCGCATGTGCCTGTAAGTCCCTTAATCATTTTTGTTGTGCAGGTAGCAAATATCTGTAATCGCAAAGACCACTATCAACTGTGATTTCCATTGCACCCTTGTTGCTTAAACGCAAAGTTTTATCACCAGTGAGATTTAAGATGTTCAATACTTGTGCAATAGGCCATAGAAATTTATCATTAATTTTTCCAGTAATATTACTTGCAAACACAAAGTTACCATTATGTGATGATGGGTCACCAAAATAAACTTTTAGATTATCATCCTCAACCATTGTTCTAAATTTAGTTTCTTCACTGTTAGCACTTTGTTGTTTCTTCAAACGTAGAATGCTAGCAACACTAGGCTGGATCTCAATATCCCAGCCAGTACCATGATAAGTTACTGCACGTACCTTGTCCTCAATAAAACTCTGGGCCGTAAAACGATAGTCGTTAACGAAATCTCCACTCCCTGTTTCAAAGTGAATACTGCTCAATGCGTTAGGGTCATCACGGGTACCTCTAATTACATTGATTTTAGCCTTCTCATCATATTCATCATCAAAACTAAGAATAGTTTTAAGTTTACCTAGATTAGGCATACCAACTACACCGATAAACTCGGGATGCGGATTCTTAAATGTGCCACTAAGAATAACACTCTTATCTTCTGCAATAGCATTGATAGTTGTCTCTGTATCTGTACCAGTTACCTTAACTAGTTCAATAAATCCCAATGCACTAGTATGTGCAATAATATCTTGTAAAATGTCTTTCATTTCTTTCCTTTGTATGTATAACACTATTTAGGTGTTGTATGTGTGCATTATAATGGAATATAATACGCAAGTCAACACCAGTTTAACCGAATGAGAACAAATCATCAAATGTTGATTTAACATCTGTACTATCTCGTATATCCCAATCTAATACACCTAATAGATTATCAATCTTTTCATCTACTAGAGTTTTTTCCATTTCTTCATCATCAAATGGCAATTCAGTAAACCATTGAGGTAATCGTAGTTCATCTGTGGGATATGCTATGCTAGTGAAACCTAATGGATTTGATTTCAATTTACACACAATCACTTTCATACCATCAACAATTTTCATGCTATAGTTATCTGAATTAACTTTGCGTAGATAATTGTAGTTCAATGAACCTCTTACATGTCCGGGCATATTAGCACGACCAGTTTTACTATTAGCCTCTAGATTACCATACGTTGTTAGTTTGTTAACACCTTTTGGTGAGCCTTTAGTCCAGCTATCCTGCTTAGTAAGTACTCGTTTAAATTCTTTGATTTTATCAACTACTTCTGCACGACCTTTACCGTCTTGAATTACCATGCACAATACATTCATTAAGAATTCTTGTACATATTTAGGAGTATCTGCTCGTTTCAAATCAAGACCCATAGCCTTAACATCACCTGCTTTACCTTCCTTATCCTTACGCTTGCCCTCTTTATCAAAGATATTGATAGCGTAACGTTTCTTTGTAATAAAGATAGCACGATCACCGATCAGTTCACGACCAGCTTTAATGATTTCACCATTCTTGCGTGGCGAATGAAATGCTTTCTCCATAAATGCTGGAAAACTTTCATTCGCCTGGTCAGCAATATTATCATATAATGAAATGCATAGTTCTTTATCCCATTGCAATTCACCATTCTGTATTTGTGTTTGTAACACAGGATAAGCACTAAAATAACAACTGTCAGTATCACCATAAACAATTGCATGTCCTTCGTGATTATACTCGCCGGTCACACATTCATTGATTTGGCTCATCATATGACGCACAATCTGCCGACCACTCAATGTTACTGATTGACCGATACGTTTATCATAGAATCTGCAATGCTCATTCAATAGTGCGCCATATGCAGAGTTAAGCAAAATCTTGCGTACCAGTTGTCGCTTATCCCAATACTCCCTGTCAGCTTGGGTCGTTGCTTCTTTTAGTTTCTTCTGCATTTCCTTACGATCACTATACCAACGAGTTAGCAATCCAGGTACAACACCCTCTTTCTCGTATGTAAAGATTGTGCCATTCGCACTAAGCATCCAAGGCTTATTACTATCAAAGATTAGTTTCCATATCTCTGCCGCACTCATCTCCTCACTCCGACCATCTTCATAATCAAGTGTAAGCATAGTGCCACGTTCTTGATTCATAATTGCGGTATATTCTAGTGCGCCAAATAGATTTTCCCAAAGAATACTACCAGTAACTGCATCATCGCCCTCTTTGTGGCGTTTCTTTTCAGATGCAAGTCGCTGACCTTTATCCGTCATAAATTTATCAGTTAGTGTTTGTCTGACTTGACCAATGATGGTTTCACCTGCCATGTTGAGGGCTCTAATAACCGAGGGGTAGAGCGAGTTGATATCAACTGCTCCGACGTATTCGTGCATACCTTTTTTGGGCGTAGCAACATAGGCACCTGCCGCTTGTTGGACATCTTCTGCATTTTCTTTCCTTCGTTTTTTATCTGGGACAACTAAACCTCGTTCATGCGCTTCATTGAAAATTGCCATTTCAATCATAGCTACAGAACCCATTACTGTTGGCAGTAATACTGTATTCTCATGTGCTAGTTGATTAGCTAATTCTAAGAATTTTAGTTTGTTGTGAATCTTAACCAACAACATAGTATCTTGACGGTTGTACTCTAAGAACTTTTCCCAGTCTTTGTTGTACAATTGGTCAAGCGTACCTTCGTATTGTGTTTTGTTTTCACCAACTTCCATCTCACCAATAGCATCTAGTTTATAGCTATGGCGACTTTCGTAGTTGTACTTCTTGTAAAGTTGAAGATAGTCCATGTGAATACGACCAACCAAATCATAAGTCTGTTCTGACTTACCAAATCGTTCATATTCTCTTGGCTTGGGTAGTTGACCCATTAAACAGAATTTCCGTGTATCGTCTTTACTCATTACACGGGTGACACGATTAACCATATATGGTATATCATACCCTTCTGAATTCCAGCCAGTCAATACATCTGCATCATCAATCAGTTCAAAGAATGTATCAAACATTTCCTTTTCATTTTTGAAAAGTAATGTATTCTCATATTTGCGTGTGATTTCCCATGCTGTTTCGTCACTCGTATGCTTTGGGGCAATACACAATGTTATCAATGTGTCTTGCCAATCCAAATACATACTGATTGCAGTTACTGGATTGAATGGGTCAGTAGTAGGGCTGAAACCTTTTTCTGGATCAAAGTCTACTTCAATGTCAAAGAAACAAGTATGTAACTTTGGCGCATCTACACCCAAATAATTTTCGCTTAAGCAACGAAATACAGGATTAACATCACTTTCAAATAGTTCTTTGCCACCGTGTATTCTACGTTCTTTTTCAAACTCTGCACGTTTGCGTGTACTGAATCTAGATACAGGATTACCATAGATACTACGATGCTTGCCTTTATTATCAGGATAATAGAGAACATAGTTGGCAGGATATTCAGTGTAATGACGCTTACCGTCATTACCTCGTTCAACTACATAAATTCTATCTTCATCCCTAGAATGGATGGCATCTACATAACTCAAATTGTTTTACCCACTGTTTCCAAAATAGTGTTGAGTTGTTCGTGTTCTTGATTTGATTGCGTTAGGCTCGCTTTATGAGCCACTCTGATTGCTTTTTTAAGTACACTAGGTTTAACTTCTAGTTCTTCTGCAATTGCTTTGATAGTGTCTGTAAGACCACCATTTAATGTGTCAATTTCGTGCATTACTGCCATACCCTCATTGACAAGTTGGGTAAGTTTAATCTTCTGATCGCCGTTGAATGTTTTCACATCACTCATAAATACTCCTTGAGAAAGTACTTATTATACATGAAATCGTAAAGAAGTCAAACTTTTTGTGTAAAAATTTACCCTTATCTAATATAACTTACTTGACCTGTTCTGCTAATAGATAAATGGCTGCGTACCCAGTCAACTATATCACCTTCTTGGCCCTTTAATGTGTTACCCCAACCTCTATCTCTATCTAGACCAAAATAATCTTCCATAGCATAGGCATATATTGAATATAAGTCCCAATAGCTGAACGAGTCCTCTGTTTGTTCCATAAGGTCTACTGCTATTTCTTTTAGTGTTTGTGGGTAGATTTTTAATGAGCCTTTTACATCACGCACGAATCTTCTGGCTTCATCATTGTAATCTAGGTAATCATTTAGTTTATCGTGTTCGTGAATAGTATCCCATACTTCCATCTCACTCATTTCATCATTGATGATTCCTAATTTTGTTGCTTCTTCCATTTGCCATTCTTTAAAGCTATCATCTTCTGATTCCCATTGATTTACTTTTTCCCAAACGTGGTCCATTACGTAATCAACTATTTGTGTACCGATCGACTCAAGTAATGAATCATCGGTAAAAGGAATCATTGATTTAATCTCAGGCTCTGCTTGAATAAAGTACTTGTATAAATTAGGAAATCTAGAAGTTAGTAGACTATACAAATTGGTGTTATCATCATTTTCATCCATAAATTGATCTGTACCAAAATGTAATTGATATTTTTCTCCATCTGATCTAGGTTGAGTAGGTAACAAAATATACAAAGGACTCTTTGGAGAACTATATCTACTAAAATAATTTGTTCCTTTTGTGGCCGCTGTGCACCAACGAGTACCTTGACCATAATAACAAGCGGCCTGTTCATTATCAGGTATCATAACTCTTACATCACTATCTTTATAAACTTCCCTAGCCTGCCCTTTATCTTTTAGTGGCTCTGCAGGAGGCTCATAGTTACCCACTATAGTATAAAATTGACTATAACTTAAACGCATGATATCTTTAGCATCAGCAGGAAAATCATTACGCTTTTTATATTTGTCATACTCGGCAAGCATAGGACTAAGCACATGTGCATCTTCTAAACGTTTTATATTTTGTTTAGCATACTCACGTGCAAGCCATGGTGTATAAATTTTATTTTTAGTAGGATCCGCTTCTTCTAAGTTACGTAATACTTCTGCAAGTATTGCTTCTGTATTTGGTTGACCATCAGGAAATACAAATGTTGTATCATAGAATTGATACTGTTGTTTGTCTCCGCCTGTTGCAAAGGCATTTATCAACTGCGGACCTACCATCTGTGCAGTTTTGGCTCTATTGTATTCAAGTAAAAACTCACGGGCTCTCATTGAAATATCTCAGAATGTTCCTTACCGTATATTTTAATGTATTTTCCTGCCATCATATCAGCTAGTGCTTCAATAGGACTTCCAGGATAGCTATCACCATGTTTAATCATACCAAGCTGGTCTTGTCTATGATGTACTAACTCATGGAATATAGTACGGAAAATATCAATTAGATTACGATTACCAATGTATACCCAAATTGTGTCGCCAGAGTGTACTCCAGTATGATGACCTTTTTGTGCCTTATCGGTATTTTTACTCAATATAAATTTAGGGTATGGCTTTTCTATATTCAATGTTTTTAACGACCAATTGATAAAATCTTTAATTCGTTGAACATCATCTTTACCTTCAACTGATTCACGTAAATGACTATTCGTGCCTGCTGCCCAACCCTTAAAGTCATATGCATCATCCCTTGGTAATAGAACAGACTGTCCCGCTTTATTGGTAAGTAAGACGTTATCAACTTCCTCATCATCATCAATATTCCAACCACGTTGTTGTAGTTGTGCCGTGATAAATTGTAATTGATTTCTAGTACCAGAACCATATCCTTTTGGATCTAGTGCGGATGCAGAACCTCCATCGTCCATATCAGCCCAGAACCAATCGTTAGCTAATTTCAATACATCTTTGGGTAACTTCTTCCAAGTAATACCGGCTGGTTTTTTAGCAATTGGTACAACGTTCTGACTAGTTGTGCGTTGTGTTACTTGTTTTTTCTTTTGTAATGGACTTACGTTAGGTTTAGTAGGTTGTTGCTTGTTGGGGAATTGCACTACTACACCCTCGTAAAAAGCTGTTGAGGGGATAGCTTTTAAAACATAATTGATTTTTGGATACTTTTCATGCAACATGTTTAAAAATTCCATTGCCGCATTTCTTGTTTTAAATTTAACTACAGGTTGACCATCTTGGTATATGGCAAAATCTTTATCTGACTCGCTTCTATCTGGCATAGAAACTACGTCACCCTCATTCATTCCTTTTTTTTTCTTAGCAATAGCAATGGCTGCTTGTTGTTTTAGATTTTTAGCTTCATTAATTTTTTGTTCTGCAAGCATTACTAATTCTTCTAGTTGTTCTATGCTTTCACAATTCCATCTGCGTAGTGCCAATGCTTTGGGAGTCGGCTTACCATTAGGCTTTTTCATAGGACCTTTGTTACCGCCCATTCTAGCACAGAAACTTTTACGACGGTTGGCAGCTTTGCTTCCTGGTTTTAATTTACTTGGCTTAGTTGTTACAGCAGTTTTTAACTTACTACCTGGATTTTCTCTACGATAAGCATTCACAGCCTTTTGACTCATTCCAGAAGTCTTATCTTTCTTGTTGACTTTGTTCCAGTCTTCTTCAACACTTTCAGCCGGTACACAGTTGTTTACTCTAGTGTCGCCCTTCATTTTAGTGCCTTGCTTTTTATAACCTGTCCAGCATTTAGGATCAAGACGTTGCTTTTCTTCCGCCACACCTTGTGTTGTATTATCTTGTGGCTGTCCGCTCATAGGAGATACTATGACATAATTTCCAATCTGAGTATAGTTTTGATGTGCTAATTGATTTTTTATATCTTGTGGGTTACCTAATTTATATTTTTGTACAGCCATTGATAGATTTACTTTATCTAAAATCTTACCTTTTAGGTCTTGTACTACTACCACAGGATTTGGAGTATTTGCTTCTAGTGAACCTTCCGCCACACCTTCCTCTCCTAATTTTTCTTTGTATTTCTTTATCCAGGTGTCTGGCGTATGACCGTATTTGCTTACAAATAAATCATGTAATTTTTTACCGGTGATCTTGTAACGCTTACTGATGCGTTGCATTAAATTGTCAATAGTACTGTAGTCTATCTTGCGTAGGCTAGGTAGTTTCTTTTTCAATTCATCGACTGCGGATTCGTAAAGTAGTTCTGCTCTCATAGTATAGTATTTATGCTCACTTCGATGAATTGGGTAGCGAATCCTATCATGCAGCCAGCAGCCGGCTACTCGGTCCTAAGGCGAGTTCATACAGGGCTATATGGGTTCAAAGGTCTGTCCCATTCCCCTTCTTGTTCTGGATATACTGGATATTGCATATGTCAATCCCACTCTAAAAATCTTATTTCAAAGGTATTAATCTCAGTTGGCCGAATTAATATAGGACGTGTTTTACTGATGCTATTAGTTAATAACCAATCTTTACTGTCGCTATCTCTATATTTTAATACAGGATTGTATCTTAATTTCATAATCTGGTCATACCCGTGCAATACATCTCCGGTTACTCCTAAAAACCAATCAGATTGATCTCTACCTGAAGTTCTATCATATTTAGATGTATAACGAGAAAATTTACCTGTTAATTTATCTGTGTATGCTTCATATCCGTGTACTTGCAAATCAGTAACTGATTCTGCGGTATATTTCAACTTTTTACCACTACCATGTGCCAATATTATTCTATATGTAGTGTATTCTATTTCATTTGGATACATGATATCTAATAACATAGTATAAAAGAAATTAACTTTTTCGGGTTCATAACTATGATCAGTTTGGTCTACTGATATAAACCCTGAATTTATGATGCCGCTATGTGATTTGGGGCCAAAGAATGTACATTCATTATCCCCTCGCCAAGCCGCGGCAAACTTCTTAGTAACATTTTCATCCCCGTTATTACAACAAACCCATAATACTGAGAAGTTACCGATATTTTTACCATGAACAAATGGTAAATTATTATTTGGATTTTGTCCTTGCGGGATATTTATGTTTTCCCGTAATACATCAAACGTAACATTATATTTTGATGTAGGAACGTTTTTGTCAAATTTAATATAAACAAAATTATCTTGTTCTCGTTCATCTCGCAAACCTGTCATTTGCAGTAATTTATTAGCAAAGTTTCTAAATCCACCCATATATATCCCGTTAATAACTTACTTAGTCTATGTATATAAGGGCTTCACTTTTTTAAATCACAATATTCTATAGTAATCTATAAAGTTTTCATGTCTATCTTTGAGACCGCGTAGTGCTGGATTAATAAATTTAGTAACTGTAGCAGTATCTTTAAAATTAGTTATATTAGGTCTAACTCTAGTTTTCCAATACCATATAGCAATTTTGGCAGCAATGTCAGGTCTGGCTGCATATTCAGGATGATTGATTAAATCAATATTCAATGCTCGACTAGCCATTTTATAATTATCACGACCAGTTAACTGAACAAACCCACGACCATGATACTTTTCCCCATCACCTGGGCGAGTGTTTCCTAATATCTTTGCTGTCTTGGGAGCATATTGAACACCATAACGTTTTTCAAAATAGCCCTTGCCCATTGGTTTTTCTTTTAATCGTTCAAAGTTCCATGATTCATGTTTCATCTGAGCCAAGAACTGAGCCAGTTCTGGACCTTTTAATCCAGAACCTATTGCAACTTTTTGTAAAGTGATTTCATTTTGTGGATTATTGCTTAATACATTAAAATCTGTAGGCATCTTCAAGCCTAGTGAGGCTTGTGCTCCAGTGGCTGCACCAGCACCCATTGCACCAAGAAATCCTCTGCGAGTTAAATCTTCAGCAATGATTTCTGATGCTCTCATTATGCACGTTCTTTTTTAAGTGTACTGCGAATCATCCACTGATGTTTTTCATGTGCATCTAATCTCTCTGCAATGAAGTTAGCAATGCCTTGTTTGTTTTCTTCTGTCGCTGATTGAAAGCACATATTTAGAAAATCAATCATTTTAGCGTTATCAGTTAGTAATTCAGCAAACATCAATTCAGCACGTGGAATCTTAATTTGGTCTGGGATAATACTAAGTTCAGCATAACGTGACAGACTACCTGGCGTATAGCTGTCTAATGTACGAATATATTCAGCAATTCTATCTACTGCACCATATACTTCTGTGTAGAAATTATCAAAGAAACTATGATATTGCGGGAAGTCGGCACCTTCTACATTCCAATGAAAGTTCTGTGCTTTGATAGCAAGTGCATTTGTACTTGCTAATAATATCTTTAAATTATCTGTTAACATATCATTTCCCCGGTGGGGTTCCTTTGTTCTTTAAGTAAAAATCAATTACGCCTCTGTCCATATTTAGTGCTTTAATAATAATGTACTTAATACGCCAGTGTCATTAGCAGTTAAATCTGGCTCACCTGGAGCAATGATAACATTCCATTTCATATTAGGAATCTTTTGACCTTTAGTTGCCCACTCATCATAACTTAATATTGAGTTAGCACTCAATCCGTATTCTGTAGCTAAACGTTGTTTTAGTTCAGGTAATTTTTCAGGTATGATTTGCCATTGTCCTTCACTACCCTTATCTAAATTACCCTTAGCATCTTTAACTAGTAAATCTTGGAATAGTCCAGTTGGTACAATACGACTATTCTTAGTTGTCTTTAAATTAGGATCAGATGCCTTAACTTGTTTCTCTTGGCTTGTATGAGCACCTTCACTCCAATTGATAATGAAGTTTGCTGGTTTTTGTGCTAGTGCGGCACCCGCCATTTTTGTATAAGCATAGAACTTAACATCAGGTAAACTATTTGCTAATTTGAATGCTAAGTCTAAATATTCTGGACTAAAGAAGTCACCGGCGTCATGCCAACGAATAGTTACACTATATCCGCCCTTCTTACCCAGTTTTTCTTCTTTAGCAATCTCATTTGCTAGTTGTTCAAAGAAACCATCTGGATTGTTTAATAGATATGTAATGATACGCCCATCACTTAGCCAAGCCGCTTCAAACTGAATCTTGCCGCCTTTCATAGCAAAGCAATCTATTTTACAACTGCCGGCACCAGGACATGTGTTAACAACAATTAAGTTGTTCGTACTTTCATCTAATGCAATACCAACTAATGCAGCAAAACCAATATTGAAGAACTGTTCTAAGTCTCCATTACTGTGTTTCATCTTTTCATTTTGCTTTAGTAATTTCTTTGGACGTACTGCTAATGCTTGTTTAACATCTTCTTCACGGTATCTGTTGCCTGCAGGATCATAGTATTTGACTACACTACTACGGTGAATATAAGGCATGCGATACTTGTCTTGTTTTGTTTTACCAGACACATATTTCTCTTTGCCTTTTTTATCTAACTTAACTTCACCTGTCTTTTTATCAATATCAGGAGTGCCGGCAATTCGTGTCATATAGTCTTGAAATTCTTGCCCACCTATATCACGCTGATCAATGGGAAGTTTAGTTGCCTCAGGTATCATACCTTTTCCGGCAAGTTTCTCTAGTTCTATATATTGTTGCTTTAACTTTTCCCAAGTTTCTGAGTCGCGCCTTTTATTGGCATCTAACATTTTACTATGTAATACATCAGCTTTTGCCAAATAATCATTCATTCGCATCCTGTTGATTCTACTACTAATTGGCTCGGTAGTATTTTCATCAACTTCTTCATTACCATCTACAAAATCATCAGCTTCAGGATCAGCAACAAACTGATCTACTGACATAATTTTAATGCCACTAGGAGCTCCGGGTAATTTGGGTTCTGCACCTTCGTATAATTCTGTTATTTTCATTTTGCTGACTTTCTTAATGCATCGGCAGTTGGAGCTCCTTTACTACCTGGCTTACGCATACGTTCACCACTACCTTGTTTGATACGGTCACGTTTAGCATGTATGTTAGCCCATAAGCCTTTGCTTTCTTCCGCCACACCTTCAACTGTACCTTTGTTATGTGCTTTCCACGCAGTAGCATAAGCAATTGATTTTTCTTTAGGACTTAGATTACCATCTTTACTATAACTCTTTTTAATGTGCTTTACCATGCGTTCGGCTTTAGCGCCCGGTGGTGCAACTTCTGCCATACCCTGTCCGTCATCCAAACGCTTAATCAAATCTAATAATTTTTCGTAGCGCATACGATTATTATTCCATGTAGACCAAGAACCATAGTGGTCTGCATATTGGTCATGACTGTTCTGAGCCAACCATGCTTTTAATGCGTTTGCTTCCTGAGTGTACTCATCTCTCTTTGATCCAGGCCCTTCAATATTCTCATCAACTGTATATACATTACCACGTTCATGCTGACTAATCATATAGTCCATAACAGTAACCATTACAGATTTGGCTACTGCAATTTTCTCTTGTACCCATTCTGGTAAATTCTCGTCTGCTTGTAATTCTTTTCCTAAATGAGTTGATACTCTAACAATCGTGTGTAGATTGTTTTGCACCATGTCTACTTCATCATTATATTCCCCGCCACCGTCAAATTCTTCTTTTGCTATGATATCACGGTCTTCAGGTCTATTACCTATGTCACGGGCTTTTGATTTGTTAAAGAATTCTTCTCTTTTTGCTTTTGTTAGTAATTGTTCTTCGCTGATATCATCTTCACTTAATGCTTCTTCTTTAATACCAGCTTTTCTGCTGTTTGGAAACTTTTCGCTAGAACTGATGCCCTGAAACATACTACCTTTCCCTCTACGTTGCATTCCACCAACGGGCTGTGCTACTGATGCAATAGAACCTGCAGTAGTTTCTTCAATCTTTTCATCTTCTAACACATTTGGATCACGTCCAAATTTAGGTGCTTGTTGACTCTGTAGTCCTGAAGGACTACTAATTGTTGTTGTCATTTCAAAAAGAGAGGATATTTTCATAATACAAATTCCATATATTATGTATTTATCGCTTTTGGATAGTTGTCAAGGTAAATTAAAAAGTATTATTTCTGAGTCATCGGGGCTAGTTATTTCTAATATGTTCTCTTGCTCAAACATATATCCGTCACCTTCAACTGATTCATTCCCGTTGATAGTAGCTTTACCTGTAATTACATACAAGTAATATTTACGAGTAGGGTCTAGGTTTTCAGTATATGATTCTGTAAAAATACCAGCTTTTACTATAGCATCACTTTGTATAGTAACTGGACTGTCTTTTTGGCTAGCAATATTTGCAAACTTGTTTAGTTTATCTTCTCTAGTAAACTGATATCCATCATATTTAGGGGGTATCCCCATCTTATTGGGGCGCAACCATATCTGCAAATATCGAATAGGTTTATCTGAATTATTACCCTCGATATGCCAAATGCCTGACCCCGCTGTCATGTGTTGAACTGAGCCTGTTGGCACTTGTAATATATTACGCAAGTTATCGTTGTGATAGCATGGGCCATCAATAACATATCCTAATATTTCCATATCCATGTGTTGATGAATAGGGACAAAATTATGCGGTTGAACTCTATCATCATTAATTACTTCTAATATAGAGTAATTGACATAGTTAGGATCCCAATAACTGTTATTACTAAATGAACGATATGTCTCAATCCATCCTGCATCCATGTGTTTACGTGTATTTGCTGGTCTATATTTAATCATATAGATATTTAGATTGTTACTAGTTTGGTAATAATTTATACAATATTATAATCCGTACACTGACCTATTTGCATTGTAGTTCTGTAGTACTTGTTCGGCGGTGAGTGCTGTGTTGTATAGTCTAGTTATACCTATTCTGCCATCAAAATATTGCGGGTATTCCCCACCGTTGTATGATCCTATATACAAGTTTGTTGACGTATTGAGTATACTTGAAAAACTGTGTGCAGTTGATCCTATGCTTACGCCATTTATATAGGCTTCTAAACTGTTAGATGCTACATTTTTCCAAACATAAACTACTTGTACCCAAGTACTCAGTACAGTTTGGTAGTTTGGACTGTTTACAACTGTTGTGCCATTGCCAATTTGAGCATACACAATACCGGTGTTGTTAGTTCTAATACTATATGACACATCTTGTGACGCACCACCTGGATCAAATTTGCCTAATATTGTACCAGCACTGCCTGTTTTAAATGCAGTGGTATTGAACCATGCTTCCATGGTCCAGTCACCTGCACCGGGTTCTAGTAGTGCATTGTCAGCGATATTGACCTGGCTGCTTGTGCCGTTGTAGGTAAAGTAAGGATCAGTGTAAGTGATGTTGCTCATTGTGCCGTTTAGGTCGTTACCGGAAATATCAAATAGTGTGGTGCCTGATCCTGGGTAACTGGTTGTTAAGTCGGGATTGTAGTAAGCAACCAAGTTAGTGGTCACCGCAGTATCAACTCTACCACGTAGTGTGTTGAAGTTTTGCGTGATTTCATCAGCCGACAGGGCACGATTATAGATCACTGCTGTGGCTATCCTACCATTGAAATATCTACTAGCAAGATTATCTTGACCAATTCTTATAGCGTCCAGGGTGGTGCTGGTATGAGACACAGTATTGGTGGCAGATGTGATTCCACTGGATTGACACAAATATGCTGTTGCTGTTGTACTGGTAACGGAAACTGCAACCATACACCATGTCAAATCTGGTATTGTCAATCCACTATCCCAGGAATAGGTATTAACGGCATTGTTCCAGGTATATGAAATTTTATTAGTTATACCAAAAAACGATATTCCAGTAGCGGCAGTTATACTTCTAGAATATAAAATGCCATCATAATCGGCCTGGGGTCCGTTTCGTCTCATCCAAACTAAAAAAGTGGCTTCTGTTACTGTAAGTGATCCTGAACATTGAACGTAATCATTGGTTCCATCAAAAACAATAGAACCGCCATCTGCTCTGCTATAAGTTGGTCCACTTATTAATGTTCCATTACGACCATTACCACTTAAATCAGTCCAGGTAGTGCCTGAACCTGGATAACTAGCGGTCTGTCCAGCATCTAAATATAACAATGCACCATTAGAATTAAACGATGAGTCGTATACAATAGTGTTGCTGAGTGTTACTCCTTGTATAATCATAATGTAACATATCCCCAGTATATTGTTTGACTTGATCCACTAGAATTATTAATTATAAAATCAAATCTATTAGCTGTAGTAGTTGACACAACAGTAGTTGATATGGTGCCTTCGGCTCCTACAATCTGTGTTGGCATAGTTGTGATTAAAATTGGACTTCCGCCGCCGGTGTAGTTCCATGCTCGTTGAGTGCCTAGCACTGGCACATTGGTATTAGTAACACTCACAGTGGCTTGGTAAGCTATGATACCATTAGGAATGTTGCCCCTAACCCATAATTGATAATTGCCGTTTATGGGGACTGTGATGCTGTAGGTATTTATGCCAGTGGCCACAGTCCAAGTACCGGTTGTTCTAACAGCAACGCCGGTCAGAGCCGCACCGTTGCCCAAAAAGTTGCCTGAGATACTAACATTTCCGGGAAACGTAGCAACACCAGTATTGTCAAATATAGTAGAATAACTTCCAGCAACTAATGTGACATTAGCACTTGTACCAGTAACATTTCCTGTGATAGAAATATTACCACTAAAATTAGTTGCTGTTACATTACCAGTAACTGCAAGACCAGTATTACTTACAGTAGCAATAATAGAATTTGCATTTGCACCACCTGCAAAAATCTTAACTGACTTGCCGGCAACAGTAGTACCAATTGCTAAATTACCACCTGATTGACTTGTATTACTTACATTACCTTGAGCATACAAATAACTATCAGCCGCATATACAATATTACCTAAACTATTTGTAGGTGTTCCGTTATCATAGCCTGAATTGATGATACCTAAATCTAAATAATTTACAGTATCCGTACCATTATCAGCAGTAGCAACAAAGTCTGTAGTAGCATCTGTTCCTGTACTCTTATTTTGAATAGTTAATTGTGTGTATGAATTAACATTAGATACAAACCCACTCATTGTATTAGCTAATGGAGTGAAGGTAGGACCTGCTAATATTGAATTAACACCCGTTACACTAGTACCACTAACTGTTAAATTAGCCAATGTGCCAAGTGATGTAATGTTTGGTTGAGCATTAGTATATACTGTTCCGGAAATTAAAGCATTACTTACTTGACCAGATACATTGCTACCGGTGATATATGTTAATGTTGCACCATTGCCAATTAAATAGTTAGCACTTATATTTCCGGTAGCATTCATATTTCCAGAAGTTTTTACGTTGCCGGAACTTGGTTCAATTGTAGCATAGTTTACATATTTTATGTTACCATCATAGGTCATTATACTCATATCACCGGTGGAGGTGATATCTTGTGCTACTGTCGGTGCCGGTAAACTAGTTAACTCACTACCGTTACCTAAAATATAAGCACCAGTCACATTACCAGTAACACTTAAATTACCGTTTGCAGTTAATGTGTTTGCCAATCGTATTGATTGGAAATCAATTGTAATGTTTGGATTTATACCAACATTAGAGTTAGGCTTATCAAAATAGAAATCATCATATGCAAGTACTGTAGAAGGTCCAATGTTTAATCTAGCTGTTGTTTGATTTGGATTGATGGCTATAGAGTTTCTAACGTTAACTACACCACCTGTACCAACAATTGCGTTAGACCCTGAGTTGGCTAATGTATATAATACTGAATTAAAAATGTTCAATGAACCAGCACTTATGTTGGCTTGTAATGATGTACTATCACTCAGCATAGAAACAGTTGCAGATGTATTACTTACAGACAACAATCCCAATGCCACGTTACTAAATATAACATTCCCTGCACCAGAAATTGTAACAGGAGTGATATTACCACCTGAAACTAATGCCATTGAACAATTTTGTATAGCCAGACTACCGCTTCCTGTTTTACTTAGCGCACCCACAACATTGCCAGATCCCAAATTAAATTCTGATAAATATACAGTTCCACTTGAAGTGTGTGATATTCCTTGTTGAACACCTATGCCTTTAAAACAAAAAGAACTACTATTTCCACTAATTGTTAAATTACCTAATAATGCAGGACTAAATGGTTGTTTTCCGCCCGGTGTGTCACTTGATATTGTAATTGCAAATTTATTATCAATAGTAACATCTTCATCATACTCACCAGGATATACAATAACTACACCGCCATCACCAACCAAATCAACTGCCTTGCTAATAGTTAGATAGGGATTGATTACCGTACCATTACCGGTTGTGTCGTTACCATTCATACCAACATATATTGTAGATTGATTTAATACTAAACCAGTAACGTTTGCAATGTTTACGCTATTTGCGCTATTGGCAAAGTTAGCATTGCCCGCATCAAGTGCAAATGTTGCATTTGCTACAGTACCAGATACGTTAGCACCAGTAATAGATGTAAGTCCAGCACCGTTTGCCGTTATTTTATCTACTGTTAATACTTTAGTTGATTTGTCAAATGCGAAATTAGCACTTGCACCAAAATTACCACTGTCATTAAACTGAACTTGTGTATTAGAACCACCAGGTGTACCACTGCCTCCACCAATTGATACTTGTGTACCATTAGCGTAATTGATAGCAAACGCATTTGCAGGTAGTGTTAAGTTACCAGTACTATCAAACGTCCATAAGTTTGAATTAGCATTTACCGTAACATTTGAGTTACCGTTAGTTAATGTTGGTGCGCTTAATGTTAATGCACTAATACTAGAGAAGCCACTGATATACGGAGCAGGACTTGCACCGCTGCTTGTAATAGAACCAGGTACAATCAGATTACCAACCAAATTGCCGCCAGCTGGTAATGTTAAGTTAATATCGTTGCCAAATATCCAATCAGTCGGAGCAGTATTGTCATTACCGGCATTGGCTGCAGTATTATATTTGGTTATTACAAATGTTGCCCCGCCATTACCAGCAGTCATAGTCAATACATCACCATCTTGATAACCTGTGCCCGGATCAGTTACACCGACATTAACAACCTGACCACTTAAACCATAACCGTAACCTACTATCATATCTGTACCTGAGCCTCCGGAAACAGCAGAAGAACTTCCGCCATCACCGTAACCACTGCCACCAGTTAATAATGTACAGATATTATATTGACCTGTTACTCTTAGTGTCAAGTCGTTTACATTCGGTGCAATGATAGTAGCACTGTTGGGCAGTGTTAAGTTACCAGTGCTACCAAATGTCCATTGATTTGTACCAGTGTGCAAAGATATTACGCCAGGTGATGCTACCGCATTACCACTATATATTTCAACATTGCTACCATGATATGGTTGTGTAGAGTTTCCGCCTCTTAGTACAAGAGTACCGCCTATATTACCCCAACTTGGGTTGCCTATATCAGATCCAGCATCACCTGCAGTGATTGTTAGGTCACCGCCTTCTCCGGAATTCCAACCAGTTGCCGCAATGCCACCATCTCCAGCAGTGATTGTTAACGGAGCTCCGGCTGTACCAGTTGTATAGCCAATCACAGCATTGGCGCCGTTAGGAGTTACAAGACTACCCGGTAATGTTAGAATACCATCTATGCCAAAAGCCCATGCATTAGCATTGACTGTGATATTAGTACTAACATTAGCAGTCTCACTTATTTGGCTACCTCCTGGTAATGTTAATGCACCATTAGCATTAAAGTCCCATAGATTAGGACCAGGGCTACCATTTTGTCCTACTGCTATTCTAACAATACCTGATCCTGGAGTAGGATTAGCATATACTGCCGCAATATTACTAGTGCCGATGTTGCCGATATCTTCGGCCCAAATACTTGATGCACCACCGTTACTACCACTTGATACTGATAGTAATGGTAGATCAGGATTTGATTGTAATAATGCAACATTTGATCCAAATACATTTGTAAGACCATTGATTACTAGATTGCCCGGCAATGTTAGATTACCATCTGTGCCAAATGTCCACATAGCATTACTACTATTACCATCATTACTGTTGATAACAACATTACCTGTGTTTGCTAACTTAACATAGAAGTTATCACTACCTAAGAACAACTCGGTTGTATACAAGTTTCCACTTGTCATATGTATATGGTCACCGTCAAACGCTGTTGGATATATTAATAACTGTTGATTGGCAGTAGTTCCACCTATTGGTTTTAAAGCAATAGCACTACCACTAAGTGATTGGTCTGGAATGTTGGTTTCATAAACAATACTGCCTAATGGTAATATTAAATTACCGTCACTAGTAAATGACCAACTGTACTGATTATTAACATCATCAGTACCGATTACGACATTGCCTGCATCACCTGCTTCTAATTTTACATACTTGCCGTCATCACCAAAGTATTGGTCATAATAGGCGTTATTGCCTGTGTCAAGGTGTATGTGTGTGGCAACATCACCACCGCGCACTCTCAGGTATTGTAATGCACTATTAGCAATACTATTATTTCCAGGAGCCAAATACAATCCGCCACTGCCATCATTGCTGCCAGTGCCTATTACAATTTGGTCGCTAAATGTCACATTTCCAGTATTTGCTCCGCCACCAGATGCGCCCTGAACGCCCTGGACACCTTGAACCCCAACTTCTCCTTTATCGCCAACAGCACCTTGTACACCTTGTGCTCCGACATCACCTTTTGTGCCTTTTTCTCCTTTATCGCCAACAGCACCTTGTGCGCCTTGCACTCCAACTTCACCTTTATCGCCTTTTGTGCCAGCATCGCCTTGTGCGCCAGTCGAACCAGCAGAACCTTGCACTCCAACTTCACCTTTATCGCCTTTTGTGCCAATATCACCTTGCACGCCTTGCGCGCCTGTTGCACCCTTGTCGCCAGCAACACCTTGTGCTCCTTGTGCACCTGATCCACCAACAGCAGGTTCACCTTTGTCGCCTTTAGTTCCTTTGTCGCCTTGCTCATACAATTCAACGAAATTATCGTTGATCTTATCAAAGGCTACGCGAAGTTTATCGCCTGTGCCGTCGTTTGCTG